ATATTCAAAAGGAAAAATAATAATAATAGAGAGAAGAGAAGATAAAGAAGCGAAAGAAGAATTAGTAGAAGATGTATTACAAATAATGAATATCTTTGTAGCGAAGATGAATGGAATGAGAAAATATAAAAAACGTGAAATGATAAAAGAAAATAATAAAAGCGATACAGAAAATGAATCATTAAGTGAAACAGAAAGTGATTCAGAAAGTGAAAAAAAACAAATAAAAAAGAAGAAAATATTATTAAAAAAATAAAAATGATAAAATAATCATAAAATAATCATAAATTAAGTAAATTTATATAATAAAAAAATTGCTTTATTATATAAATATAAAGAAATATCAAGTTTAATGTAACTAGTAACACATCCCAATTTTTTGTATTCACTCAATGATTCTAATTTAAAAATGATAATAAATTATTTATTTTTGATGATATATAATACAATGATTTATATTTAATAAGATCAAATATTATTATTAAATATAACAATTAGTTTTATACTAACTCATTATATTCATTAGTATAAAAAAAAATTGAAAATAAAATTGTTAATAATTTTTAATATATAATATTGTATTAAAACACTATAATATTATATAATTCATAAATAAATTCATTATACTATGGAATCTAAATGTAATATCATATAAGATATATTTAAAAAATATAATATATCTATTTCTAATCAATCTAAGAAAAATATTTTTGAAATTAATATTTTAAATCAAAAATTTATAAATAATAATGATATATATTATTTTTCATTAAATAATGAAGTTATTTAAATATATTAGACATATTCTACAGCTTAAAATTCTAAAAAAATATCTATATGTATTATTTTTCATTTAGATAATTTTTATTTGATAGATTAAGATTATGATTATGAATCTTAAATTATAAATATATTAGAAAATATTAAAAAATAATAATTATGTTCAATATGTTTATAAAATTAAAATTTTTGTAGAAATTGTAAAATTTGTAAAACTTTAATATGTAATGAATGTTTTACAAATTGTGTTAATTGTCCTATATGTGATAGAGGTAATATTAAATCTAAATAATAAATATTAGAATAATGTGAAATCATTAAAGATATTGATCCATAATTATATCTTAATATTAAAAATAATATTGATAAGATTGAAAAAAAAATTACTATTGATGAAATAATGAAATAATTCTTCTCTAATAAATAAGAAGATTTAGACAGATTAAATTCCTTATTCTAATTATTATCTTTATAAAATAATAAATAATGAAAATATGACAAATAACATCATTATTTATTATTTTATATTTGATATTTTTAATATTTATCTAGATGGATAATCTAAACCATGATATTCCAATATTAAATTACTTGATTTAGTAGTATAATATTTTTTTTTATTTCATTTAAATAATCATTATAATTATTATGATGATATCTTATATTTATATATTTATTATTTGAATGAATTTCATCTATATGTTTATTTAAATATAATAAAAATAAAGTTTTACATTTGTTATAATAGATATTATTAAATAGTAATAGGTCAAAATATGATATTATTTTGATATTATAATTATTATTTTTTGCAGAAAACATCTAAGGTGCAATTTTTAATCATATAAACAAAATAAATGAGTGTTATTAACAAAAAAATACAAAAAAATGTTTTATTAAATTTATAAATAATAATATCATAAAACACACATATTTATTAAGTATTTATTTAATAATATTTAATAATATTTAATTAGATATATTATCAGATGTATTATTATGATGATGATATCTTAAATTTATATATTTAATATTGGCATAAATATCATTAATGTTAGTTGTAAGATAAGATAATAAAATATATTTACATTTTTTAATATAATCATCATTTAGTGATATTATATTATTATATATTTCAATTATATTACCATAATTCATCTCAAGATAATGTAAAATAATATTATGTATAAATATAATATGACTTTTATTATGAATGATATGATTTATAATTATTCTTATATTATTACAAATTTTATGTATTAAATCAAAATCAAATATATTATCTTCTAATATTTTTGTTATTAAATTTATATCATCTAATCTTAATTTATTAAAATCAATTTTATTTAAATAAATTATTTTTTTTGATATATCAATATTCTCAATTATTTGATTTAATCCTAGATTATACATTTTATTTATACCAAAATATATAGCATTATCATCAAATATATTAATATATATGTTATTTTTAGAAGTTTTAATATAATCAAATAAATAATTGATATCAATATATTCAGAAAATATAAAATTATAAAATTGTATATCTTTATTAAAATCAATATTTATATAATGTTTAATTTCTCTATATGATATTTTTTTAGTATAATATTTTTCTTTGATATCAATTTTATAATCATAAGTTAATATATAATCATTAATTGAAATAAATCTATAAGATTGTATAATGATATCTAATCTTAATTTCAAATCATTATTAAAATATTTATTATATAGACAATAAAATATTAAAATTTTATTATGATCATTCCAAATATTATCAATATTATCAATAGCTAAATTTATTATAGATATATAGTGATTAGTATTTCTTTTAAATGATTCTTGTATATACAAACATAACATAGATATATACATATTTCTTTTATCAATTTCATTTTCTCTAATAAGTAATTCAAAATTATTATTCAAATAATTTATCATTATATCAAAATCATCTAATAAAGATATATCATATTCTATATCAAAATGTATATAATTACATATTTTAACTAATTTAGATAATATATCATTATTAAAAACATTATTAGTTAATCTAGACCAAATACTTGGATATTTAACAGACCAATCTATATAACTCTTATGAATTGTTTTATTAGATAAATAATTATATATTCTATCATCATTATAATAATAATTATGAAAATTATATGAAGAATATTCTAAACTTAATGTATCTTGTATATTATTTATTATATCTATAACGTGATTATTATTTAGATATTGTAAATATAATTCAGGATGTGATTCTAATTTATATAAATTTTCTTTAATAATATTAGTTTGTTTAATATTATCAATATTGGTTTTTACTGATAATTCAATATCAACTAAATCAAAATTGCTCATTGTTATTAGTTTAATAATAGTATAGTGTATTTCAAAATTATTATTATTTTAATATTATAATCATTATTTTTTTTCAATTTTTTTTAACTAGATGAGTAATACTATAATAATTTTTCATAAAATATTATAAGTTTTATCATAAAATAATAATATATTATTAGAGTTAATTAAAGTTAACAGATCAATTGTTAAACCTGAAGAAATTGAAAGAGTAATGGAAGATTTAAATATAGATATATTAGATGATATCGAAGTATGTCATGATAAAATATATAATGGTTTAAGAAGATTATTATATAATAAAACTAAAGAATTAGATATAAAAACAAAATAATGATTTAATAATTTTATAATAAATTTATTAAATTATTTTTATTTAATGTAAGATATAACTTACTACTCCATATAACAAACTCCCCAGATTACATCTTTTATAACATAACTCCATGTATAATCACTAAATATAGCTTTATTAGTCATATCATATATATTAAAAAACCCATAATACAACCATAATAGAAGGCTTGTGATTTATTAGTAGATAATGGTTCGAGAGATTAAATATGAATTTATTTAAATTCATATTTAATCGGCTCGAAGCGCAGAAAAATAAGCTTGAGTTTATTTTTTACGGTTCAATAAAAATGAAATAACCTAATGGTGCTAATGAATAGAATAATATAGCTGCTAATTTATCAAATATAATAGGTCGAGAAAGATATTTAGAAAAATTTTAATTTTTCTAAATATCTTGGTTCGAGGCGTGTGGGTTAAAAATCTCTATGAGATTTTTATCCCCCGCCTGATTTTTGAATAGAAGTGTATAATGGTATATGAAAAGATTGTGATAACCAAAATAAATCTATTACAAATAATAAAATAATGAAATATATATAATTCAATATCACCGAAGGTGCCTGTGGCATAATCTAGTTTATTATATAATAATAAAATATATTATTTTAATTTATTGAAATCTAATTTAATAGGTTTTATATAAGATATATTTATTTTTTTAATAGGTTTTTTAGGTGCATATAGAATAGTTTTATCTAATGAAATATTTTTTGGTGGTGTTTTTATAATTATATTATTCATTATTATAATATTTAGTTAGATAATTCTTTTTCATAGAAACTTTTAGGTATGGTATTAATTACATCATCATTACATAATTTTACATTAGGTAAAGTTATTAATAAATTATTTAATTTAACACCATCTAAATTTTTATTATTTTCAACAGCATATAATATTAAAGCTGTTGTTGATAACCATTCATTAGCATTAAAATTAACATGACCAGTACCTTGTGCTTTTGGTGTATCAGTTCTTGGTAAAGTTAGACCATCAAATTGAGTATATTTTTCATTAGCTTCTACTAATAAAGCTAATAATTTATTTGAAGCTAATTGATCTTTTTTAACATCATTATAAATTTTACTAATACCGAAAGCAGGTGTAGCATTATCATATCTAGAAGTTATAACAAATGTTGGTTTTCTAACTTTATTTGAAACAATATTAATAATTCCATTTGGATCTAACATTTTTTGTCTAGCTTGAGGATTTGCTGTAATTCTAGGAGCCAATGGTGATGCTAATAATCCTAAAATTGAATTTAAAACTGTATCTCTATCTAAATTAAAATCAGTTTTAATAAAATCAAAATATTTTCTATCATCATTTGATAATCTATTAGTATAATTAGTTTTTGAATTATCATAAGTTATTCCTCCACATTGTTTTTCTAAATCTTGAAGAGCCACAACTCCTAATACTACTGCATCTACAACATTTTCAATTGTTGCAAAAACTTTATGAATATAATTTTTAGTAACAGCTAAAGATAAAGAAACACTGTCATAATGAGCAGATTTATCAGGAACATCTGTTAAATAATTCATTAATAATAATACTAATAATGGAGGAACTCCAGCATTTTTTAATTGAACACCAACTGGAGGTAAATTAGTTAATTCACTTGACCATTTTGATAAATTATCTGGATTAGATATTATTTTTAATAATTTTAAAATTTTAGCTATTTCTTGATAAGCTTCTATTTGTGAAGGTTGAGTTAAATTATAACCAAATCCTTTAATAGTACTATCAAAAAATGTTTTAAATAACCATATTATATCTCCTGCATATTGTAAAACTTCTACTATCGAATTAGTATATGAAAACAATCCTACAGCATCTACTAAATCAGGATATTTTTCAGCAAAAGCTTGTGATATATTAGATCCTAATGACATTCCCCATGCAACTACTTTTTTAGTTTGTGGATATTTTGATTTAAATAAATCTAATAATAATTTATTACTATTAACAGCTACACTTGCATTCCATCCTTGAACTGGAAAACCTGAACCTATGACAGCCACACCTCTTTTTAATAAGAAATTTTCAACTTGATAAGCAACAGATATTTCATTATTATCTTTACTAATAATACTAGGAACATAATCAGGTTCTACATTTAATTTATATCCACCAGGTAATAATGGATCTGGAATATCAAATGGATATCTATAACCATGTGAATGTATAAATATAATTCCTTTATAATTTGATGGTATTCTCATCTTGTATTTAGCTCCATCACTTAATAATCCTTCTAATGTTGTTACATTATTATCAACTAAAAAATCATTAATAGCAACTTCAGTACCAGAAACAGCCCGCTATCAAAATAAAAATCTAAAAGATTTTTATTTTGATGAGGGCTCTTACGCTCAAAAGATAATAAATCCTTTGGATTTATTATCTTTTCGCGAAACATTTAAATCTTGTCTTAATAATAAATTATCAAATGCTTTTAATTCATCTAATTCTTGTTGATTACATTCTTGTGTAATATTTTGAACTCTTACATTATTTTGTGTAGCCATATATTTATATATCTATATATTATATTTTTTTTTTTAATATGATAATTTTTTAATATAATACAAATTAAAAGAAGTAAATTAGTATAAATTTTAATTCAATAATAATAAAAAATATATAATATATTTATATAAATATATATGATAGGAAGACAAAATATTATTATTATAAATATAACTTATGGAACTAATTGTAATAAAAAATAATTCTAATAAAAAATCGTTTAATAAAAAATTGTTTAATAAAGACTCGTCTCACTTCGTTCGCTTTACTCGTCTATATAATGGTTTTGTAATTATATATTTTTTATTATATAGTCTCGTCTCACTTCGTTCGCTTTACTCGTCTAAAAATAATTGATAATTAAAACATATTACATAAATATATATTATTTATTTATATAACAAAATGAATAATATAGATTTAATTAAACAATTCATTTATAAAAATATCAATTCACAATCTAATATCTTTGATTGTATTATAAATGAAATCGAAAATAAAATAACTAATTCTATTGCTCATAATTTAGATGAATTAAAATTAAAATACAATAAAAAAATCAAAGGAAATCTATTTGAAGCATTTTGTTGGATATATATCAAATATATATTAAAACATGATGAAGTATGGTTATATAAGGATATACCATTAGAATTAAAAACTCAATTAAATTTAACTATAAATGATTATGGTATAGATATTGTATCTAAGAAAGATAATGATTATTTTGCTATTCAATGTAAATATAAGAAACAGCCCGTTATCAAAATAAAAATCTAAAAG